AACTTTAGGGACTGGTGGTGGTTTTCATAAATTAGGTTTTATGTCTGATTTAGGTATTGCTAATTCACAAGCTGCTGGACATATTGCAGAGACTATTGTGCATGGTGGTTATGCTTTTTATTGTCAAAATGGAAATTTAGAAGTAAGAACTGATAGTGCGGTTATAAGTGGTTATGATAATTCAACTTTAGGAGTTTCATTTACTAATGGCGATATAATGTGTCTTGCTGTAGATATGGATAACAAAAGAGCATACTTTAGAAAAAATGGAGACGCTTGGATTAAAAGTGGCGATCCCGCAAATGGCACAAATGGTTTAGATATAAGCTCAGATTATCCAGCGGGTAGATTTATGATACCCGCTTTTGCGTCTTATTATAATGGTGTTGGTTCATTAAATTTTGGCAACGGATTTTTCGGTACATCAAGCATTAGTAGTGCTGGAACTAACGCAAGTGGAAATGGGATTTTTGAATTTGATTGTCCACAAGGCTACACGGCTTTATCAACGAAAGGATTAAATTTATAATATGCCTTACACAACAATTAATAAATCTACAGATTATTTTAATACTAAACTTTATGTTGCAGACCAACAAGATAATAGAACTATTACAGGGGTTGGTTTTCAACCAGATTTTGTATGGTTAAGAGATAGAGATCAAGCTGTTAGTCATCAATTATATGATTCAGTTAGAGGTGCTTTAAAATCTTTATCATCAAATACTTCTGGCGCTGAAGCTACAGAAACAGATACTTTAAAGGCATTTGCTAGTGATGGATTTACTCTTGGAACTGGTTGGGGAAATCAATCAACTGGAGATAATTATGTTTCATGGAACTGGAAAGCTGGAACAACTGGGTCTGGAAATACGGGTGGGTCTGGAACATCAAAAACTTATTCTTATTCCGTAAATACCACTAGCGGAATTTCTATTATAAAATATGAGGGTAATGGAACAAATAACCATCAAATCCCACATCATTTAGGAGCTGTTCCAAAAATGATTATTTTTAAAAATTTTCAAGCTGGTTATTCTTGGGACACATATCATGTAGATATAGGAAATGCACATAGATTATATTTAAATTCAAATGTTGCAAAACAATCTGCAACAAACTTTTTATATTCTACTACACCAACTAGCACATACATTAATTTAGGAGATGCGGGTCATACAAACGATAATGGCACAAATCATATCGCATATTGTTTTACAGATGTTCCAGGCTATCAAAAGTGTGGCAGCTATAGTGGCAACGGATCTACATCGGGACCCATGTGCTTTACGGGTTTTAAACCCGCAATGGTTTTTTTTAAGAGAACTGGTAGTGGAACTGCTAACTGGCAAATGTGGGATAACAAAAGAGATCCACATAATCCAGTAGAAAAAGCATTGCACCCAGATATTAATAATACTGCATCAGCAGATCAAGATATTGATTTTTTAAGTAATGGTTTTAAAATAAGATCAAGCGCAAATCATTTAAACGCAAGTGGTGAGGTATTTATATATTATGCTGTTGCAGAAGCTCCACTTGTAGGTTCAAACAATATACCATGCACAGCGAGGTAAATAAATTATGACAAAAGCACGAGACATAGCAGATTTTAAATTTGAAAACATAGTAGACACGGGAACTGAGGGAACTAAAATTGCGTCTGGTACAACGGCTCAGCGTGGTTCTACTGCTGGTCAATTCAGATTTAATTCTACAACTGGATTAGCAGAATATTTTGATGGCAGCTCCTTTAAGTCTATTGATAGCCCGCCAGAAATAACTGGGATTTCTCCAAATTCGATAGATGAAAGCGACTTAACTGCAAATCAAACTATTACAATAACTGGATCAAATATAAGTATAAATCCAGTAGTTAAAATTATTGGAAATGATAATACAGAAATTAATCCAGCATCAACAACAAGAAATTCTGCATCGCAAGTCACAATCACTACTCCGACATCTGGATTAACTGCTGCCAATGAACCTTATAAAATTCAAATTACAAATGTTTCTGGATTATCAAAAGTAAGCTCAGCATCATTTTCAATAAATGATAAACCAGTTTTTACAACTGCCGCTGGATCACTTGGAACTTTATCACACGGAAACCGAGCTGGTTCTGGTCTAACTCAAGTAGCTGCAACTGACGAAGAAAGCGACAGCATAACTTTTTCTGTGACTTCTGGATCTATTCCAGCTGGATTAACTTTTAATTCAAACGGATCTTTTTCTGGAACGGCAACTGCAGTAAGCTCACAAACAACATCATCATTTACAATTACAGCTACATCTGGCGGTCAAACTGCTACAAGAAATTTTACAGCAACAATCAATCCTCCTCCCGTTGTTGAATATTTAGTAGTCGCTGGAGGTGGTGGTGGAGGATCCGCAGAAAATTCTCACTACGGCAGATCTGGTGGTGGAGGAGGAGCTGGTGGATTACGAAATTCTTATGCCTCAGAAAATTCTGGTGGAGGAGCATCTGGAGAAAACACATTAACTTTTACATCTGGGACTATCTATACTATCACTATTGGATCTGGAGGAGCTGGTAGAACTGGCGGCTCTGTGACTTCTGGAGGCGATGGTTCCTCTTCGTCAATATCTGGATCTGATATTACCGATGTCACTACTACTGGCGGAGGTGGTGGAGGCTTTGGTCGTTATAATAATGGCGGAGGCGGAAGAGGAGGCGGTTCTGGAGGCGGAGGCGGTGTTGCTCATACTGGCTCTGGTGGACCAGGGGGATCTGGAACAGCTGGAGAGGGTTATGCTGGAGGATCATCGAATGGATTATCGAACAATTCTGCTGGAGGCGGTGGAGGAGCTGCACAAGTAGGAGAACAAGCCGAAACAGATGGCGGAAGTTATGGAGGAGATGGTGGCTCTGGACTACAATCTTCGATAACTGGAACTGCAACTTATTACGCTGGAGGTGGAGGCGGAGGTTCAGACAACGGAACTGGCAAACAAGGTAATGGTGGAGCTGGTGGAGGAGGCGATGGACATCAATCTGGTGTTCATGGTGTCGCTGGAACTGCAAATACTGGAGGCGGTGGAGGCGGAGGTAGCGACAACTCTAATGCTAACTCTGCGTCTGGTGGTAGTGGAGTAGTTATTTTAAGATTGCTAGCCTCTGATTTTTCTGGAACAACAACAGGATCTCCAACTATTACAGACGATGGAAATTATAAAGTAATTAAATTTAGTGGAACTGGGAGTATAACGGGATAATGGCACATTTTGCAAAAATAGGATCTGGTAATATTGTTGAACAAGTTATTGTTATAAATAACGATGTTATGACAGACGCTAATGGACAAGAACAAGAACAATTAGGAAAAGATTTTATAAATAATTTATACGGCACAAACGATGCTTGGGTTCAAACTTCTTATAATCATAAATTTAGAAAAAATTTTGCTGGGATAAACTATTTATGGGATCCAGAAAGAGACGCATTTATACCTCCAAAACCTTATGTGAATTGGATATTAGATGAAGATACTTGTTTATGGAAAGCACCAATAGATAAACCAATAACTTATGAAGATGGATTTGAAGATCATAATAATAATCCAGTACCAGATAAATATTATTGGGATGAACAATACGCAAAATGGAATAAATTTTAAATAAAAACTATGGAGCTGCTATGAAGATAGCATTAGTTATGCTTATGTGCAGCACATTCCACGGCTGCCTTGAGCCATTTGTTATGCCAACAACATACGACAATTATTATGATTGCCTCCAGGCTGGTTATAAAGAGGCTATTGATAAACAAATAGAAATAGGGAGACAAGAAACAAATGCTCATCAAATATTCATTAGGTTTTCTTGTAAGCCAATAAATGAGATCTAAGAAAAAAAAATCAATTAAATCATCTATTGAAGATGCTAACGGCATAAGAATTTCTTATCACGAAAAAGTCTGTGCTGAGAGAATGAAAACTTTATTTAAAGCAATAGATGAAATGAAAAAAGATATTAAAAGTTTAAAATCTTCTATGGATAGGGGTAAAGGAGCTGCTGCAATAATAATTTTTATTGGAGGTTTAATTGGCTCAATCTTTTACTTCTTCCAAAAATAGAAAAACGGCTGCCAAAGGATTAGAAACAGAATTACTAGCTGCTGCCAGGTTTGCAAAGGATCCGAACCTGGTTGTCTTTACGCCTATAGGTTCGAGGGGACCCATAGATCTGTTGGTGCTTAACTTAAAGACGGGGAGGTACACGGCTTATGATGTTAAGACAAGAAACTTTAGATCAAACGGATCTAAGATACACAGAGCTAGAACTAGGGAGCAAAAGAACCTAGGTGTTAAAATACTTAATTTTGATCCAGAAAAAATCTGAGGAGATAAAATGGCAGACTATACAGAACTTAAAACTAAGATTAAAAAACATGAGGGGTACAGAGATCATATCTATCTTGACAGCCTTTCCATTCCTACTTTTGGTTATGGTCACATGGTATTACCCGATGATGATCTTGTTGAGGGTAAGCATTATCCTATTGAGGTTGCTGAGGAATATTTCGATAAAGATTTTAATATTGCTGTATCGGCTGCTGAGAAACTTATAGGAGATATTAATTTAAACCACATTCAAAAGTGCTGCATAATTCAAATGTGTTATCAGCTTGGTGGACCAAGAACTGCTAAATTTAAAAAGATGTGGCAAGCATTAAGAGAGCAAGACTTTCAAGAGGCATCTGCACAGATCTTAGATAGTCAATGGCACAAACAAACTCCAGGTAGATGTGAAGAGGTTGCATCGGAAATGGCTGGCAGTATTTTATGATCCATTTATTAAAAATTTTTAATAATCCATTAACTAAAATGGTTATTAATAAAGGCTCAGAATATTTTAAACATAAAGCTGAAAAGACAAAAGTAATTAGAGCTGCTGAAATAGAGGCAGCTAAAGATGTAGATATAACTAGAATAAAAAGCCAGGATCAATCATACAAGGATGAGATCTTAATGCTCTGGCTAATTGGTATGCTTACAACGGGTTGGTTCCCATCTACTAGAGAGAACTTTAGAGAGTGGGTATCTATAATTAATGAGCTGCCAGATAGCGTATGGTATTTAGTTATCATAGTTTTTTCTGCTAGCTTTGGAACAAGAATTACAAAGTCTGTACTTGATCGAAAGAAAAAGTAAATGGCTCGTGTCAAGTTTGATATTAATAAACAGCCACACGAAAGGATCCCAAAAAGAACT